TCTCTCCACTTGAAAACTTTGAAAAACAAGTCAAAGAACTTGTTGAAATTATCGACAAAGGCGTAAATAACATTGATACGCAGGTTAAGGACTTTGAAAAGAAAGAGGTTGATGAAAAGCTAAAAGAAATTGCAAGCTTTTATGTTGAAGAATTTCCTGACTATTACGAGGTACTCAAACTTGAAAAAGTTATACCAAATAAATGGCAAAATAAAACCAGTAAGCTTGAAACAATAAAACAGGAAATAAGAGATAAGGTGTTTAAGTTTGAGAATGACATCAAGGTTATTAAGGCAATGAAACTTGAATGTGAGGAGCAAATGCTTGATGCCTATATTGAAACGCTTGATATGTCGGCAGCTCTTCAAAAGAAGCACGAATTTGAAGAAAGGCTAAATGCGCTTAAGCTAATGAAAAACAGTGAGCCGGCAAAGGAAGAAATAACTTCGACGGCTGAAACGGTGCAGGAACAGTCACCACAGCTGCCAAAACAAGCAGTTAATCAGCAGGCAACTAAAACAATTGATGTTCGTTTTTATGACACAACCGAGGAATTTCGTAAGGCTATGAAAGCACTCACAACACAATATAACATCAGATACGGTAATGTACCGAAAGGAGAATAATAATGGCAAATTCACTTGTTAAGACAAAGAAAAAGTTTAGCGTAGCTATTCAGGAAGATAAATATAAGGCACTTATCAACAATACTCTCGGCAACCCTAAAAAGGCAGAAAGGTTTATTGCGGCAATCTCTTCGGCTGTTGCAATTAACCCTGCATTACAGGAATGTGATGCTAATTCGATTATCACAGCTGCTTTGCTTGGCGAAACACTTAACCTTTCACCAAGTCCTCAGCTCGGTCAATATTATCTTGTTCCTTACGATACTAAGAACGGTAAAATTGCGCAGTTTCAGCTCGGATATAAAGGCTATATTCAGCTTGCCATTCGTTCGGGCTATTATGAAAGGCTTAATGTAGTTGAAATCAAAGAGGGCGAACTCATGTCCTACAACCCTCTTGATGAAGAAATCAAGGTGTCACTTATAACTGACGAGGAAGAGAGGGAAAATACCCCTACAATCGGCTACTACGCAATGTTCAGGTATCATAACGGCTTTATCAAGTCGATTTATTGGAGCAGAAACAAAATGGAGGCTTTTGCACTCAAATATTCTAAGGGCTACCGCAAAAAGTCAGGTTACACCTTTTGGGAAAAGGACTTTGATGCCATGGCCAGAAAAACTATGCTCCGTCAGCTTATAAGTAAGTGGGGCATTATGAGCATTGAAATGCAAAAGGCACTTGACAGCGATATGGCTGTTGTTAATGAGGACGGTACAGTTGATTATATCGACAGCGACTACGAAGAAGATAATTCTTCACCAAGCAATGTTGAAACGCCGAGCGAAAACGATACAACAGTTGTTGAAAGCAATGCCGATATTGAGAACGACCCACTCGCATAGGTGACATTATGGATGAGGCAGTCGGATATGTCACCGATATTGTTGAAAATGAAAGCTTTAGCTTGATTGTTCCGTTTGAAAAGACCTACTTACTCGACAAAAGACAAATAACCGAATGTTCTGTCCGTATTGATGACGGACGGAGCATATCGGCATTACAGCGTAAACATATTTATGCAACCTTTAACGATATAGCAAAGCACACAGGATAT